TAAACTGATATATAGCAGAATTAATTTCTCGTACGAAATCATTATAAGCAGCTTCTGCCATTAACACCGTTTACCCGCCAAACAATAATAAAACTATATATATTCATAGTATTAAATGTCGTCCGCTCCCGCTTCCCTCCCCGACACTATCGCCATTCTCTCGGAGATATGGAATACAAACGCGGCCATCCCCGGCAACGAGTATATCCTTGACCGAATCCACGCCTACGTAAAGACCCAACTCCCGCAATCCATCAAGAACTACCAGGTCGCTCACGCCGAACGCGAAACCCGGAAGAAATCTCTCGCGGTCGTAGCGGACGAAATCACGGAGACGTTCCTAAACCGAACGAAATATTTCTATTGTCCAGCATCCGAATTGTATTTCACGTATAACAACCAGGTCCGGTATTCGTTGATACACGAGGATGAGATTCATCACCGCATACTCTCTTTCACCTCTTTCACCTCTTTCACCTCGTCCGCACCCAGCACCTTCGGTGCTTCCGCAGACTCGGTGACTATCTCAGCACCTGTCTCGGAAGCCTCCGGTGCCAAAGGCACCTCCGCATCCTCATCAGTTGCCTCGTATGGTGGTGCGGTTGGTGGTGCGAGTGCGAGTGCCGTTGGTGGTGCGAGTAGCGCGAGCATTAGCACGAGCATTCGGTACAAGATTAAAAGCAAAATCATCAAAAGCATCCAATCCCGCGATATTCTCTCCTCCATCCCCGAATCCCGCACCATCCAGAATGTCATCGGGCTCCTCTACCCTGCGCTCTTCCGCACCCGCGATCACGCCAAGTATTTCCTCACCATCCTCGGCGATATTCTGCTAAAGAAGTCCGCGTCCGCGTCGGCTTCCGCTTCCGCGTCCGCTGTCGTCTACTTCGTCCCCCCCGTCGCCAAAGAATTCATCAAGGATCTCGGTGCGGAGTCGGGCGGACTCTTCGGGTTGAACTCCGGCGCGTTTTCCACCGTATTCAAGTTCAAATATTATGAACACCAGTATAAGGATTGCCGGATTGTGGATATCGACGCCCCCGTGTCGGCGTCCGTGTCGGCGCACCACCGCCCCACATTCCTCCGTCTCTCGCATATGCCCGAATTGAAATCCACCGTCATTGACTTATTCTGTGTTGCCGCGCATTATTCGCACCGGTTCGGGAGTGCGGACGGGTTTTTAGAACATAATTGTAAGACGCCGGCGGTCGCATCTCACGCGCTGTATTTGCGCGACCGCACCGACCCTCAAATCATCAGCGAGTTTGTAGAATATGCGACGGAGCCCGCATCCGCCGACCACGAGATTTCAATGACGAATATGCTCTATTTGTGGAAGATGTATCTCTCGGAGTTTCGTTTACCTACGATGTTTTTTGCCGCGACATTACGTGCGAAGCTGGCGGACTATGCCTCGGCATCGGCATCTGCCGTCTCGGACGTCTTCCCCCATCGAACCAGTCGCTACCTCCCCGTCGTCAGCCAGTTTCGCCAGTTTTGGGGCGATCATTGTGTCGTAAATGATACAGAAATAGAGTTGGAAATTGATGAACTTTCAACACTATTCAAGGACTACGCCGCCGCGTCCGCTTCCGCTTCGGACACCACGCTTCTCGGCATACTCCGCCATTTCTACCCCGATGTCATTATTGAAGACGATAAGTATATCCTAAATGTGGGGTGCGCGCTGTGGAATAAAACCGCCGAAATCAACGAATACCTAGAACAATTCCGCGACCACTGCGTCGCCCTGAATCTCTCATTCCCTCAGCCTTTATACAACGCATACGAGTATTATTGTGGGAAGTGCTACTTGGCGGCGAAGAGGCGCATCATTAGCAAGCGGTATTTTGAGAAGTATTTCGTGGAGGAATACGCCGAATACTTGGACGATAACGGGATGATTACGATAAAGTGGTGGGCGGTGGATGACACGGCGTCGCATTACGACGACGCAGAGGACGACGACGCCTTGTCATAAAAGTTATATAGAATCGCGTGCGTCTCCTTCTTCGCCTCGGGATGAAACATAAATCCGTAGACGCGCCCCTTTTCAAATTCAAACGCAGCCGCGTGGCGACGACCATCGCGGAACTCACTAAACCACGCAATCTCTCGGACACCTGCTTTCTTGGCGGCGGGCGTCATCACCGGGAGGTCGTGAAAGTAAACATACGCATCTACTTTTCGGGTGTTTTCTTTACAGTGAAATATCGGGTGACTTGATAGTTCCACTTTTACATCCTTATTCCAATAACTATTGTATGGAATAAGGTCACCTCCGTAATACGACATTAAAAATTGGCACCCGTTGCATATTCCTAATACTGGTAACTTTGGAAAATGGAAGAGATAATACAGTTCTAATTCTAGTGCGTCCTGTGATTCTTCAGGGTGAATACGATACACCGACCCGGGAATAATCAAACCGCATACATCTTTACGCTGAATCATCTCGGGATCACATTTCGCTACGATTTTATACGGTATTTTTCGTGTCTTGAATGTATCATATATGTGTGCCAGTTGGTTCACATTATTAGGTTTATTTCTCGTGATGATTAGTAACATCGCTCGCTCGGTTTCGCTCGGTTTCGCTCGGTTTCGCTCGGTTTCGCTACACTACACTACACTACACTATGCCCGGACAATTTTTCCGCCTTCAATGTATATTTTCTTATGAAACGACGCCGCGAATTCGGAGTCGTGGGTAACTACAATCATCGTGGTCTTTTTCGCCATTTCATCCATCATCTGGATGACATATTTCTTATGAAACGCGTCCACCGCAGCGGTCGGTTCATCCATAATCGTAATCGGTTTATTACTCAAGTAGCTCCGCAATAAGTAAATAATCTGGCGCTGGCCTCCACTCAATTTCTCGCCTCTTGCCCCCGCCATCGTATCCAGGCCCTGTGGCAGTTTCTTAAACACGTTCATTATTTTCAGGCGGTCCAGGATTTTGACGACCTCTTCTTTCGGCGTATCTGTGGCGTAACATATATTATCCAGCACCGACCGATTGAATAGCACCACTTTTTGCGAGACAATGGATAGATTACTTCGCAGGTATTCGCGGTTGATATTGCGACTATCTTCCCCGTCAAAGAGAATCTGCCCTTCGGTCGGCTTGAAAAACCCGGACAACAGTTTGATAATGGTCGATTTTCCGCTGCCGTTTGTTCCGATGATGGCGACACGGTCGCGCGGGTTGATTTTAAAAGAGACGTTGTCAAGGGTTTTCGGGTGGTCTTCGCCGGAAATGTCGGTAGCGGCAGCGGGCGTGGCCGTGGCCGCGTATCTAAACGACACGTTTTTAAACTCAATATCCCCCGTAATCGGTATTTCTGTTTTATGTCCGGTCGTCGCCTCCGCCTTATCCACTAAAAGATTGCGAATATCCATTTCATTTTCGGCAAGCTTGCCATACTCCGCAATGACACGAATACTTCCTTGTGACGATGTCTTGATATACCGAACGAAAAACAACATAATGATGATGACCTTTATTGTGGTATTGCTGTCAATTTTATGATTTTTATACAAACGAAGTATGACATATACGTAAGCAACAAGTAATAATGTAATGATGATTGACATCGCATACCCTCCTTTGGATGTGCTCCATAATTGAGTTTCGTGCGTCTCGTCGTATATATTGTGCTTATTCGTCAAGAATTCCTTCTCATCCTTGATTTTCTTGGTACATATAATACTAATAGAATTACTCAATACGTCATCAATGTTTGACATCAAATTCTTCTCTTCATTTTCTCGTTGTTCCGACGTGTTCTTCGTATCCATTAAGATGTAATAATACGCGATGAAAAACAGTACAAATACAAGTAGTGTCATTGCTCCAATCAGTGGGTCCAAATATAGTATATACCCGAGAATTACGATTGTAGTAAGCACAAATGTAACAACCCAGTAAATAAACCGGCCTGTAAATGACGTCACTGTATTCGGTATCTTTAATGCTTTGATGATGTGATTGGAGATGTCTTCTTTTTCATAGTTCACCTCTATATTCTTGAAGATGACGTCGATTAACTCGAATCGTATGAACTTCTCCATCATTGGATAATACATCTTGTCGAAATAGTTGCCAATCATATACACGGAATCTACGAAGATGCTTAATCCGGCTATCTTCAATAGAATCGTAATCGAATTCTTGTATTCCAGATTATTGACGGCGGTTGTAAAATGCGAAAATAAGTCTGATAACACAATCATCTCAATGGGGTTACATATGAGCGTTGTTATAATCGTTATAGCAACCCATAGTTTGTTTTGTTGTAGAAAATCTAAAATATATCCGACGATAAGGTTATTATTCGTGAACATATACTATTATAACGTCAGAATACTATTATTATCAGATGTTATAATAGTATTGGTGTATGGGAGAATGCTCTGCTTTAACGCCTCTTGGGAGTATTCACGAGACGGTTACGGGTGCCCGACTTAGAGTTAATCTTAATGGCGCCAAACTTGCCCTTACGAGCGGTGTATCCATATTTACGCAGGCGGTTCTCCTTCTTCGCGGTAATATGCTTCTTTGCGGAGACGACACGGCCGTGCTTGTTAAAAATCAGCTCTCCGCGGGTGAGACCACCGGGGGTCTTGTAGGCAGTTCCGTGCCAAACTTGGGCGCGAGACCCCTCCAACATTTCGTATTTCTTGCCGTGCATGTGGTAATAACCATCATCACTGCGGTCGCAACGTTTCACCATTTTGCTAAATCTCTCGTTATAAACTATCATTAGAAAATATCGTGGATTCGTTCATAGATTCACTCATCCACTAGAATGAGTTCGTCACCGGCGCGCCAAACCCGCCAGGAGCCCCCGACCATCGTCCAAATCGGTTCAGATTATTCACAGCGTATACTTTTTTCACATTTTTGGTTTCAGTGGCGACCCGGATATCTTGCGCGTAACGCATCTTCTTTGTTATATTCGTATTATTTGTGGATGTCGCCATTCCGGCGGTAGGATTCCCGAGGGTAGGGCACTTAAAATATGGAACGCGGAATGGGTCATTAATAACAACGGGATTGCCCGATGCGTCATATTGGACGAGTGCGTCGCCGATGCGGTAAATATCATTACACGTGAGACCCATCCCGTAGGTGGTGCGATAGCGTGGAGCAGCCATAACGATACATATTCACCGCAAAATAAAATTGAATGGAATTTAAACCTATATTCGTGATATACAGCACCCGGCGACCGTTTACGTTTCGTAATGCCACCTAAAGTTACTTCTAAATCTGCCGCCGGCGGTGCCACTGCCGCCGCCGAAGACCTCCAGAAATATCAGAAGATGACCGACCGCGAACACATTCTCAAGAAACCAGACACCTATATCGGCACGATTGAACCTACGGAGACGACGGAATACATAATGGACGTAGCACCAGCCACAAACGGGGATGCGGCCGCCCTCCTGACCCGACGTCCTATCACCTACATCCCCGGACTCTACAAGCTCTTTGACGAAGGTATGGTGAATATGCGCGATCACGTTGTCCGCCAGGCCCAAGCCGTCTCGGACGGCAAACCCGACGCACTCCCCGTCACTACCCTAGAAGTGGAAATCAACCCCGCCGATGGAACAATTCATATGACCAACGACGGCAACGGCATTGATGTCGCCCAGCACCCCGAACATAAACTTTGGATTCCAGAGATGATTTTCGGCCATCTTCGCACATCAACCAACTACGACGAAAACAAGAAGGAGAAAATCGTCGGCGGGAAGAACGGGTTCGGGTTCAAACTCGTCCTCATTTGGTCAGTGTGGGGGCGCGTGGAGACCGTCGATCACGTCCGCGGACTTAAATACTGCCAAGAATTCCGAAACAATCTCTCTGAAATTGTGCCGCCTGTGGTGACAAAGTCCAAGGTCAAGCCTTATACACGCGTCAGCTTCCGCCCCGATTACGCCCGGTTTGGGCTCACGGGCAATAATCTCACCGCAGATATGGTCGCACTGTTCTTGAAGCGCACCTATGATATCGCCGCAGTGACCGACAAGACCGTGAAAGTCAAATACAATGGCGCGGTCGTTCCCGTGCGCCATTTCCAGCAGTATGTTGACTTGTATATCGGCGCGAAGGGTGCGGTGGAGGGCGGCGGCGCTGCCGTGAAGCGCATCTATGAGTGCCCTGACCCCCGCTGGGAATACGTGGTCTGCCTCACGACCACCGACGAGTTCGCACACGTGTCCTTCGTCAACGGAATTTACACGCCGAGGGGCGGCAAGCATGTCGAATACATCACCAACCAAATCGTCCGCAAGTTGGCGGAGGTTATCAAGAAGAAGAAGAAAGTCGACGTCAAGCCCAATACCATCAAAGAGCAATTGATGCTGTTCCTCCGTTGTGATATCGAGAACCCGTCGTTTTCCAGCCAGACGAAGGACGAGCTCGGCACGGCTGTCGCCAATTTCGGCTCGTCGTGTAAAGTGAGCGATGAGTTCATTGAAAAACTCGCGAAGATGGGCGTGATGGATGCCGCTTGCGCGCTCACGGAAGTCAAAGACACGAAAGCCGCGAAGAAGACCGACGGCGCGAAGACGCGCACCATCCGCGGTATCCCCAAACTCGTGGACGCAAACTATGCGGGGTCGCCAGACAAATCCGCGCAATGTACGATTATCTTATGCGAGGGTGATTCAGCCAAGGCCGGTATCATCAGTGGGTTAAGCAAGGAAGACCGGAATTTCATTGGTGTCTACCCGATGAAGGGAAAGCTCTTCAACGTCCACGGCGAGACGACGAAACGAATCGCGGAAAACCGCGAGATTGCGGAAATCAAGCAAATCCTTGGATTGGAAGCGGGGAAGACGTATACTCCCGCAGATGTCGCCACCCGGCTGCGTTACGGCAAAGTCCTCTTTATGACCGACCAGGATTTAGACGGCGCGCATATCCAGGGTCTCGGAATCAACCTCTTCCAGATAGAGTGGCCATCGCTTACGAAGATTCCCGGGTTCATCGGGTTTATGAATACACCCATCCTGAAAGCGCGCCGCGGGGCGCAAGAAGTGCTCTTCTATAATGACGGTGAATTCAATGCGTGGAAGAAACAGTTCCCGGGCGAGGTCGTCCCCGCGAGTTGGTCCACGAAATATTATAAAGGTTTAGGCACGAGCACCGGGAAGGAGTTCAAGGAGTATTTCGAGCATAAGAAGATGGTCGAGTTCGTTCATACGGGCCAATCCTCCGATGACCGCCTGGATATGGCGTTCAACAAGAAGCGCGCGGATGACAGGAAGGAGTGGTTGTCTAATTATTCGCGCGAGGCGTTCCTTGATACATCCAAACCAGCGATTCCGTATGAAGAGTTCATCGACCGCGGTCTCATCCACTTCTCCATCTACGACAATGAGCGTTCTATCCCGAACCTGATGGATGGACTCAAAATCTCGCTGCGTAAAATCCTGTATGCGGCGTTCAAGAAGGGGGGTCTCAAAACCGAAATCAAGGTGGCGCAATTCAGTGGTTACGTATCCGAGCATTCGGCGTATCACCACGGCGAGGCGAGTCTAAATGCGGCGATTGTGGGGATGGCGCAGAACTTCGTCGGCAGCAACAATATAAATCTGTTAGAACCCAATGGTCAGTTTGGGACTAGAGGTGCGGGAGGAAACGACAGTGCGAGCGAAAGATACATCTTCACCCAACTAAACAAACTGACGCGACTCATCTACCGCCAAGAAGACGACGCGGTGTTGTCGTATATCGACGATGATGGGCAGATGGTGGAGCCTGTATACTACGCGCCGGCAATCCCGATGATTCTCGTCAATGGAAGCAAGGGTATCGGCACGGGTTTCAGCACGGATGTTATGCCGCATAATCCGCTTCAAATCATCGCGTATATTCGCGCGATGCTCAAGGACTGCGGCAGCGGGACTGCCGACGCGGACGCTGACCGCCCCACCATCGAGCCGTATTTCAAGGGATTCAAGGGGACCATACGAAATATCAGTGCTCCGGCTCCGGCCTCCGCTTCCGCGACCTCCGGTGCTCCGGCTCCGGCTGCTAGCGCAGCCTCCGTTAACGCAGCCTCCGCTACCTCCGGTGCGTCCACGTTCCACGTGGCCGCTAAATACCTCATCAAAGGCACCTACGAAATCATCGCCGACCGTAAAGTCCGCATCACCGAGCTCCCCATCGGGACGTGGACCGACGATTATAAGGAATTCCTAGAGAAGTTGATGGACGTGCCTGCGGCGTCTGTGAGTGACAAGGACAAGGACAAAGGCAAGGCTTCCGCCAGCGCCGCAGGCGTCCCTGTTATCAAAGAGTATACGGATATGTCAACGGATACGGTCATTGATATCACCGTGACATTCCATCCGTCGTATCCACACACACCCAAAGACCTCCAAGCCGCGGTCATCGACGCCGACGCGGGAACCAACAAACTAGAGAAGCTCCTCGGACTATTCACAACACAAAGCACCACGAATATGAACCTCTTCGACGCGCACGAGAAGTTGCGGAAATATGCGACAATCTACAATGTCATTGAGGATTATTACGTGGAACGCCTCTCCCTGTATTCCAAGCGCAAGACGGCGATGCTGGCGCAACTCGCAAATGAACTGCGCGTCCTTACAAACCGCGCCCGATATATCCAGGAAGTGCTTGACGACAAGTTGGAATTGCGTCGTCAGACGAAGGAGGCTGTATTCGCGAAGATGGTCGAGCACGGCTATGAGCACATTGAAGGAGACGCCGAGTTTAAATACCTGCTGAAGATGCCGATGGATAGTGTGACGGATGAGAATGTCCGACACCTGCTCTCCGAGCGCGACTCCAAGCGCGCGCAGCATCAAGGACTCACGGATACGACGATTCAGGCATTATGGACGCGTGACTTGGATGAATTGGAGACTGAGTATCGCAAATGGGCGACGGCAGCGGAGGTGGCGGCGGCGGGGACAACGAGCGGAGGAGGAGGCGCGGTGGCGGCGAGCAAGAAGAAGATGGTCGTCAAGAAGTAGATCGGCTGCGTCTGATATGATGCCATATACGGAGCCATATACGGAGCCATATACGGACACACACACACAACACACCAATAATAAAAAACAACACATTTTTTATTATTTTGGAGCCAATATAGAGCAAGACCGCGAACGAGGACGAAAGGAGGGCGATAGCCCGAGTGGAGTCCCTCGTGAGCAACGAGTGGAGTAACGAGTGAGCAACATCAAAACCACGGCTTCAACTCCAGCGTCTTGTGCTTGTAATCCGAGAAATTCGGCCGCGCCATCGGAGTATACATATTACTCACATCACGCTTATACTGGATATATCCCTCCGCCTCACCGTGGACCCTGGGGACACAATATTCAAATACTAATTCATTTAACTCTATAATCTGTTCGCGGATAGCGGTCGGCGCATTGGCCGAATTTTGTAGATAAATCGTTCGCATAATGATGCGCAGGGTATCGCAGTCCTGTTCGCCTACAACGTACTTCCCACGCGACCTATGATACACACCCGCGCGGATTCCGTTCTGGATAATCTGCATGTTTTCTTTGCTAAAGAATGCGTTAGAGAGCGGCGTGTTCTCCCAGATGCCGTTGAGTGCGTCACGATACGTCACGCATTGATGGACGGGGTTTTTATCATAAAGAGCGAACTGGTCCTGTGTCTGGGGGGTGACAATATCCAGACGCCCGTTCTTTGGTTGTCCGATAAACGTCTCTTCGGGGAATGTGCGATATTCAAAACGGTTCATTCTACGGATATGGAATATATAGTATTTTATATACAGTTATTTATATACAATATTTATATAAATTATATAGAATAGTAGTATGGATTTTATTTCAAAAGCTAAAGATATAGGTTCGTCCGCGTTCGGAAGTTCGTCATCGGGTGCGAGTGGTAACGGTAGCGGTGGCACAGGGATGTTTAGCAACTTTTTCAATCTCTCCATTCAGAAGATGGTGTTGATATTGGCGGTCATTGCGTTTGTTATCTCGGTGGGAACTGTCGCGATTTTGCTCTGGAAGTCAAAGAGCTCGCAGAAATGGCCGCCGGAGATCGCGAAATGCCCGGATAGGATGGAATTAAATGCTGCGGGAACCAGTTGTGTTGATACTTATGGGTTGGGGGTGACATTTGATACTACGCCTACTGAGACTGACTGCGGTAACTTCGGTAAAATAAAGGATGTACCTTTCTCTACTATTCCCGGAGACGGAGGGTATGTTCCGTGGGAAGGTATCGTTGACGGTAAGGCGTCGCGTGCGGCGTCACTAAAGTGCGCGATATGAATACAATGAATACAATGACATAAACGATAATATTATTATTTTATGTCATCATCCTGCGTGTGCGCGTGTCTTACATGCTGTATGCGCCTGGTGCGGCAGCCGATGCGGCCTTCGCCACTGCGGGAAGAGAATCAGACGGTGCGCCACCAACCCCGTAAGAACCTATCTTCATATTGCCAGTGACGCACATCGAGTAGAACAGACGGCTCTGGAAGTACATCAGCGCGTATACCAGAATCATCAAGAACGAATAAACGCCGCTCATTATCGTGATTTTTCCCCTAAATAAGAGCACGAGCGATGAAACGAACCCCAACGCGGCCACTGCCAAGAAAATAAAATTCACGACAGTCAGCCAGTAAAATAGCAAACAATAGTCCTTATCGAGAGGAGCAAACAACTGTTGAATCGCGTCCATTTTCTGAATATACTCGGTTATAATATATAAAAAGAAAAAGTTGTGTGTAAATAGTGTCAATATCACGTCATTTCGTGTAATGGAAATTGTTGGTTCAAAATCTCTCGCCGCCGGCGCCGGTGCTGGGGCCGGGAATTACACAAACTTCCTCGGACGTGAATCCATCTACAACAATATCCGCGATTTCCTCGCCTCTTTCCAAAAAAACAAAGCCGACCTTACATTCAAGCGCGGCATCTACATCTATGGCGCGCCAGGCACCGGCAAAACCGAATTCGTCATCCGCCTACTTAAAGAACTCAACTATGATATGGTGAAATACGATGCGGGGGATATACGTAATAAATCCATCATCGACTCTATCACCCAGCATAACATCTCCGATAAGAACATCATGTCCATCTTCCAACGCAAAGTCCAGAAAATCGTCGTTGTTATGGACGAACTCGACGGAATGAATAACGGCGACAAGGGCGGGATAACATCTCTCATCAAGCTCATCCGTCCTAAAAAGACGAAGAAGCAGAAGCAGGAGGAAATCACGATGAACCCCATTATATGTATCGGGAATTACCACATTGACAAGAAAATCAAAGAGCTGATGAAAGTGTGTTATGTGTATGAGTTGAAGACACCGACCTCCGCGCAAATGACGCACATTATTGATATGACGATACCGGATATTGACGCGGCGACGCGCAAAAACATCATCGCATTCGTCCAGGGCAATCTACGCAAACTTGGCGCCGTCGCCGAGATGAGTAAGAAGTCAAACACGATACTCGCGAATAATATACTCCACGCGATATTCCAGCCGAAGACCTATAACGAAGACATCAAGAAAATCACCGAAAAATTGATGAATACGTCTTATCCTATATCCGAGCATAACGTCCTCATCAACGAGACGGACCGCACGACAATAGGGTTGTTATGGCACGAGAATGTGATTGACGTTCTCGAGAAATTGCCCGTCGCGGTATCCGCGCCTTTTTATAAACTCGTCCTCGACAATATCTGCCAGGCGGACTATTTTGACCGCATTACATTCCAGAACCAGATTTGGCTATTCAATGAATTGTCGTCCCTGATTAAAACATTTTACAACCACCACCTTTATCACAAATCGTTCCCGAAAAAGGCGCGGTTTCATCCAACCGAAGTGCGATTTACGAAAGTGCTTACAAAATACAGCACGGAGTATAACAACCAATTATTTATACAGAACTTGTGTATCCAGCTATCGATGGACCAGAAGGACCTCTTTGCGTTTTTCTTGACGCTTAAAAAGCAGTATTCCGAGGATGAAATTCCGCGCATATTAGAAATGTATGAAATCACGAAATTGGACATCAATCGTATCTACCGATATTTAGACAAATATATGGAAAAAATGGAGTCGGTGGATGGCGAAAACGAAGCGGACCGAAGTACCGACGGTGGCGGCGGCGGCGGCGGCGGCGGCGGCGGCGGCGCGGATATACGCGTTTGAATAAGTCCAAAAACATATTACCAATATTTAGAAACATCGATTCCGATTCTTATGGGCGCATCTATCTCCTTTGATTCCAAATATCGCTTAATTTTAGATACCGAAGTAGAATGTATTTCTACGAATACACCCGCCGTCAATAAAAAAAAATCCCATCGTGGCGGCGGCAGTGGCAGTGGCAGTGGCAGTGGCAGTGGAAGCGGCAGTGGAAGCGGCAGCGGAAGTGGAAGCGACAGCGACAGCGGCAGCAACAGCGGCAGCGACAGTGACAGCGACAGCGATAACAAGACGTATACCGTGAAAATAACACCCGAAATTATCAGCTATATTCGCAGCTATCTTCGCAAGAATCAATTTCTCGATGAGTTTGACCTAATCACAGAAATGGACCTTGCCGGATATAACCACGCGCCTGATTCTGCGCTTGTTTTCAATTCGGATTCCATTGTTTTCAATACGAACAATCAAACGATTGAAGCGGTTGGGGAGTGGGAGTATATTGAGCCGGATAAGCCTGCTCCTGCGCCTGCGCCTGCGAATAAGAAATCATCGAAATCGAAGGGCGGGCGTTCGCGTGACCGTGACCGTGACCGTGACGACGAAGACGAAGACGAAGACCGCGCCGCGGACAATAATCAATACAAAACCAAGGATGATGACTTGCCAGTGAGTGAGATTGAAGGTATTCTTAAGGATAAATTTGAAGAATATAATAAGACGCGCGAGTTTGTCATCCACGAATCAAAGAACAGTTTTTTGGTGATGCTTATCAAATCGGTTGAAATCGTAAAGGCGTAAATTAGTAATAATATAGAATGAACCTTTTTCTATATTATGGAATGTAATGCGCGAACGGAAGTGTAGCGGAATGACGGAAGTGTAGCGGAATGCGCGAGCGGAATGGAATGCGCGAGCGGAAGTGTAGCGGAATGCGCGAGCGGAAGTGTCGCGGAATGGAATGGAATTATACAAATATGGTCTCGGTATCAGCAGGTGTAGCCGTGTGAGAAGAAGGAGAAGGACCAGGAGGAGAAGCAGCCGGCTCTGGTGCGGGTGCGGGCGCCGGCGCACGAAAACGTTCATTTAGTAGACCCTCGCAATGTTCTTTGAGTAAACGATTCGCCTCCTTCAACTGCGCGATTTCATTATTACGCGCATCTAGGTCTGTCTGTAATTTCTGCATAATCTGGACGACCTGTTGATTATTCAATGTAACCGGTTCTTGTCCAGGCTGCTGTAAAATGATTTGCCCGCCGCTGCCACCGCCCCCCGCAGCAGCCGCGTCTTCCGCCATCTTCGCGCGGTCTTTTTCCAGTTTAAGCGTTTGCGCGATGACATCCGGTTTCATTTCAGGTCGCCCCGGCGCATAATCTTCCAGAAGTTTCTCCAGTTCCGACATATAAAATCGACGTAGTGCGGCGTCTTTTATAAAGTCCATCACCTTCTTGGGCGAATCGCGCACGATATCCGGGTTTGCGTTTATCAGTAATTTGCGCTTATCAAATGTATTATGGTCGTGCGAGAATACAAGAATCACCTTCATCGGGTCCAGCTGGACGAAGGGGACCGTGTAATCTTTCAGGAACGCGCGTTCTTCCGCCAGACACGCCTCTTCATCGTATCGGTGCTGTTTCAACAATTTACGTTTGAACGCAAATGTCCCCGCCGTCGCGTGATTCGGCCCATAGGGCCCAAACCGCTTCATTTGCCCGATGTGTTTAAAATAAATGTAAATCTCGCTTGAACCCGCGCACAATGCGTCAGGGTGAGTCACGAGCATATGGACCGCGTGAGATACACGCTGGGGTGGGTAGTAGTCGTCGTCATCCATATAGACCAGGATTTCACCGCGCGACTTCTCGTGAAGCAGGTTGCGCTTCTTTCCCAGTGTCATTTTTGTATCGTATTTGAAATACTTAACGCGAGGGTGTGATGCCACGAGGTCTTCCACTGGATCGGTGCCGTCGTCAATAATAATCCATTCCATACGGTCTTGTGGGTAGTCCTGGTTATTGAAGCACGAGAGTATCGCGGGAATAAAGGGACGACGGTTAAATGTGGGAGTACATACACTGACAAAGGGATATTTTTTGAAATATTCCGGGGTGGATTTCTCGGGTCCGCTTGCTACTACTGGTGCGTGTGTTTTTTTGCCATTACCCATTGTATAATACGCGGTATAATACTGTATAATACGGTATATTACGTTATACAATGAACTATTTATGTTCTTTCTTACGCGCCCCAATTCTTTATTTTATCGAAAAAGTTCATAATGCCTGCCCAATAGTGCGTGAGATACAGTGTCAACAACATCAAAATGACGATGGCGGCAACATTGAGGTCCAGATACTCAAACGCGTAAAACATCAGCGTCAAATTAAAGAAGAAGAAGATAATCGGAACATACCGCGCATACAATTCGCGATACTGGTCCCAATGAAGTAGGGGGTAAATAAAGAATGTGCCGATGAACTGGATGAGTTGTACGACATAGGATATCACGGGTATGATACCTAGACCAAATGCGGTAAATAACGACCATAACGACCCGCCAATAAATTCCTTACGATTGTCGGTAGGGTTCAATATCATTCCAATGACGGTGGTGAAAAAAGGTCCACCCATCAACATAAATCCGGCGAATAAAAGAAAGACGAGCGGCATAAAAATAATCAACAACGGCGATACGACGTCGTATAATTCCTTCGGGATACTGTGCGAGATTTTGGTGATGTATTCGAAGATATAGAGAGTCATCGCGCGGTCTGACGAGAATGAGAATATAAAGGAATTGTTAATCCATTGCTTGAATCGCGCCTTAATAAAATCCCAGTTCAGGAGATTGACTTTGGTTACACCTTCATCTACGCTGTCTTTTATCATATCAATATCGTCTTTCGTGAGGCAGAACCATTTAAACACGTAGGTGTCTAGAATAATCGCGGCTTTCAGGTAGATTTTTTTAGTTGACGGGAGCTTGGGGTCGTCCGCGATTCCGCCGAACTTATCTTCGCAATCTGCGTCACACGATGTATATTCATTGGTATAACAATACGGCCATTTGTGGCGGTCGGTGGGGAATAGTTTTTCTAGATTGAGACTGTTCATACGGATACTTTCGGGAGCACAGAAGAAGAGGATATTCACACAAATGACGGAAATAATGATGGTTTCAATGAAGAGCGTGAGGACACTCAATCCGAATTCTTTAAGTGCGGCGATGTCAAACATTGTTTTCATAGCCGCTTTCTTTGTGGCGGCATTGTCCTTGTCCTTGTCCTTGTCCTCGGACTCGTCGCCACCGCCGAACATCCCGCCGACTTTGCTAAATGTGGTCTCTTCTTCCGCGTCTTCACCGCCGCCGTCGTCGCCGCCGTCGTCGCCGCCGTCGTTTATTTCTTCATTATCGTCATCCGCCATTGTATATGTATTCAGGTTATATATACAATAGATTATTCGTTTCACGTCGCTACGTAGTTTCACGTCGCTCCGCAGCTCCTTCGCTTCGCGAATCCGCTACTCCTATCCGTGTTTCACGTCGCTCCGCAGCTCCTCCTCCGCAATGCGTCGGTTCCGCTACTCCTATCCGTGTTTCACGTCGCTCCGCAGCTCCTCCTCCGCAATGCGTCGGTTCCGCTACTCTCTCCGTGTCTGTGCCAATACTGTGCCAATACTGTGCCAATACTGTGCCAATACTGTGCCAATACTGTGCCAATACTGTGCCAATACTGTGCCAATACTGTGCCAATACTGTGCCAATACTGTGCCAATACTGTGCTAAATACCGAACAACCCGGCGGCGCAACGCGGTGATTCCGTAGCGGAACCGACGCATCGCGGAGGTGGAGTCTACGGAATCACCGCGCGTACATCAACCCACAATTCCCCGACACAAACGTCAGCACATTATACCGCTCCTCCAGTATATGAAAGTCATACGAATACAAATAAATATTCACATTCGGTTTATTCATACCGATAATCTCTCGTGTGTTCGGATTACAAATCACCTTCACTTCCGCCGCAGTATCCAACGGCGGATATATCGTCGTGAGTTCCAGCTCTATCTGATTGAACTTACTCATATTAATAGCACCGCTTGGTTGTAGGTCATACGGGTCCGAGTTCAAGCAGAAATTGTAACAATATATCCCCGGTTTCGCACTCCCCCGAGTCCGCGTATATTTCTCCACGTAATTGTATACCCCCGCATCAAGCAGATTCTCGCGGTATTTCCCATTCAGTGAGATTCCCAACATCTGTAAAATGTCGCGCTCGTTCTCCGACTGAAAATCCCCCGTAATGTGAAGGCCGGTGAGCCGTTTATCGCCAGGATTAATACCAGGCCCAATGCCGTTCTTCGGCCCGTTCTTATCGTAGTAGTAGCGGTCATTTTTGTATTCCTCGTTCCACGCCGTCGTCAGAATCTCATTCGCCGTTGTGACGATTTCAGTAAACGACGACGGGCGCCAGTCATCGTCGATGGGCGCAGGGATAATATCATACGGCAGATAATTATACGGCCAGTTCGTATAATTGCTCCACTCATTCCGCATATTGACATCACTCCGCTGGAAAAACATTGTCCACGACGACACCATCCCCATCGAGTTCTCTATTTTCACCTTCTTGTTCCCCGTCACATCATTGAACGTCCAGTCATAATACGACTTAATCATGTATTTCTGCTGATTCGCTGCGAATACCTTGGATTCATCATCCGACAGAAAACAGTAGGTCGCCATCAGGTGGACATCCGCATTCCAGTCTGTGCGAATACTCGGGTATGAATTCAGCGATAAATCAATACTGGGAGGCGGGTATAAAAACCGCCACATTTGGTGGAGGGGGTTCGTGAAGTCGGGTTGGACGACGGGCCAATAATTGACAGAGTCGCCTACATCGCGAATGGTGAATAATTCCTTCACGGGGCGCAGTGTCACATCAATCTGGAGTTGGTTATATTGGAGGCACACGAGGGGAAACGCCATCTTGGAGGAAAGTGTGAACCACGCATTAATAGGAATGTATATCTTGCGCCCGCGAATAGAGGGTTCCGCGCCGGCTACATTGGTCGTGCGATAGGCATTCGGATACTGATTCAGGCGCGCACCCGAACAACCTGGATTATATAACTCGGGGACGTGACCGGTCATTTCGTTGTATAAGTCGCGCTTGGTGTTGTCTAGGTCGCGCTCCACAATCGCCGCCAAATTATGGCCGGAGAAACGCTGGAGGGTCATACCACCGACGGAAATCGTGATTTCTTTAATCATTTGGGTGCCGAGGTTTTCAATCCAGCGAAATTCATATGGCGCCCACATATCGCCCACATTTGCCGGAGGATGAATGGGGCTCCAGATGGAGGGGAGTGTAACACAGACATACGTATCCATCAGCAGTTCCGCATATCTCGGCATATAAAACGTGAACTTGGATTCCTCCGTCATCCGGAGTTTCTTCTGACCGTCGAAATCAATTCTAAACTTTTGAAGGCCGAAATTCGTATATTTAAGATAGGTGCTTTTGAAGAAGGATTTTTTGGGGTTGCCGTTAAGAATCACATTTTGGTTGCCAGTGGCAATGAGATTCAATAGACCGCCGGTCATTATCTGTTGCGCGTTATTTTAGTATAGATTATCGTTATTATAGCTTTATATATAAAATATATATGATATATAATAATTATATCCGTGGTATATAATTAGAATGAAAGAACCGCAAATAGAAATCGTGTTTATTGGTATTATTATATTGGTGTTCGCATTATGGAAAATATCGGAACTTATTAAGACGCGGTGTTATGAGCGGCGGCAGTGGCGCGAAGGATTCGTGGCGGCGGCGGAGGCGAAGAAGGACGTGCCTGCGACACCACGGTCGGAAACCGAGACGTTTCTTTCACAAATCGAACAACTTATTCCTACAAAGGTCCGGTCGTCAATCGGCGGCGGCGGCGTGCTTTCCACCGAGAATTTTACAGTGGATACAACCGAAAATGAAATGACGATTCATCAGCGTAAAAAGATAGCGCCTGTCGTGCCTACTGTCGTGCCTACTGTCGTGCCTACTGCCGCGCCTACTGCCGCGCCTACTGTCGCACCCACTGGAAAAGAAGGTCTGGAGAATCCCGACGCAAATACGAAAGAATTCATCGACAAGAACCTCACATCCATCAATCCACAGGACAGTCAAAGCCGGTTCAAGTTGCGCGATTACTACATCAAGTCGGCGTATAACGCATTCAATCCAGATAAATTCAAGAACTCGACGGTGAGTATGGACGCGGGTCTCTACACCCTCGCGCGCGGGTGTCGTTTCATTGATTTCGAGGTGTTTTCGGTGGATAATCAGCCGGTCATCGCATCATCGTCTGTGAATTCATTTAATTATAAAGAAACGTATAACCATATTCCCGTCTCCGACGCATTTGAAGTCCTCGGGAGTTACGTATTCTCCGGAGCCAAATGCCCCAATCCAGGCGACCCCTTCATTATCCATATGCGAATTATGTCGCGGAATGTGACAATGTATGACAACCTGGCGAAGGTGATTGCGGGGAGTAAGACCGTCGCGCGGAACTTGCTTGGACCGAAATACGGGCGTGAGTATCAAACCAAGGATTTAGGCAATGAAAACCTCGCCGATTTCAAGGGGAAAATCATATTGATGGTGGACGGGACGAACCCTATATACCGTAAAACGAAACTGTTTGAGCTTATAAATATGAGTTCCAATACGATGTTTCTTAGTAAGTATACCTATTTTGGTGTGAAAAACGTGGGCGACCCGCAGGCATTTAAAGACGCGAATAAGAAGAATATGTGCTTGGTGGTGCCGGATAAAGGGGGGCGACCCGTCAATGACGGGCACAACGGGCCGTTTACGTGGGGGTGCCAAATCGCGGCGATGTGTTTTCAGGAGGAGGCACGTGACGAGAAGTTGAAGGCGTATGAGGATAAATTTGCGTCGGTGGGGTATGCGTTCATTTTGAAACCGGAGGACCTCCGGTATGTCCCGATTACGATTGCTCCGCCGGCACCGCCCAATCCCAAGGCGTCGATGGAGTCAAGACCTGCGGAGGCGGCGGGTGGGGTCAAAATCACCCTGTAAATTCGCGAGGTACTTCTTGCGCCGTGACCCCCTAGGGGGGTCACACTCCACACGCACTCGCGAATTTACGATTCATAATGCCTACGGCCGATATAGAATAATAATGTTGAGGCGAACACTAGCCCCGGTATTGACGACGACTGCCCGACAACATGAGCCCCAGGATTGACGACGACTGTCAGAGAACACTAGCCACAGGATTGACGACGACTGCCCGACAACATGAGCCCCAGGATTGACGACGACTGTCCGAGTGTTCGGAGCGAGTGGAGGCGGAGCCGCAACAAGCGACGAACACGAGTCCCGGAATTGACGACGACTGTCCGAGTGTTCGGAGCGAGTGGAGGCGGAGCCGCAACAAGCGACGAACACGAGTCACGAGTCATGAGCCATTAGTATTATATTTTCTAATCATATGATAACTAACATCATATTATTATAACGATGACGCGGAAGCACAAGCACCGCCGCAGCAACAACGACAGCAATGACAGCGGCTTGTCTTACGATGAAAAAGAGCTCGAAATCCTGCGCGAAGCCGTGGACGTAATGGAAAAGCGAAAGGGCGCGCAAATCATCCAAGACCCCAAAGTTAAGGACATTATATCCACCGTAGAAGAATTCATCGCGCGTAAAAAGCTCGTCTGTTATGGCGGGACCGCCATCAATAATATCCTCCCCGAAGACGCCCAGTTTTACAATAAGGACATTGAGCTCCCCGATTATGACTTTTATTCGGATAATGCTCTAGACGACGCGAAGGAGTTGACGGATATCTATTACAAGGCGGGATACGAAGATGTAGAAGCCAAGTCGGGCGTCCATCACGGCACGTATAAGGTGTTCGTGAACTTCACAGGGATTGCGGATATTACGCAGATGGAGCCCGCGTTATTCAAGACAATCTCTCGCGATGCGATTATAAAAAAAGGAATCCGCTACGCTCCACCCGACTTTCTTCGGATGGCAATGTATTTAGAACTATCGCGTCCAGATGGCGATGTTTCTCGTTGGGAGAAAGTCCAGAAGCGGTTGGTCCTATTAAACACCCATTATCCGCTGAAAGGGTATGACTGCGATAAAATAGAATACCAGCGCGGATTTGAAGGGGCGACGAAGGCGAATACGGGGGAAATTAGTATTTCAAAAACGAAGTCCGCGTCTCGGACAAAGACCCGGTCGGCGTCGAGGTCGCGGACGACCGTGAAGAAGGGCGGCGGCGGTCGCAGCGCGACCCGTTCGGTAAAGGCACTCAAGCGAAAGGCAATCAGCACCGTGATTCGGAAGTATCATACTCTAGGCGCGTATTTGAAGCGTTTGTATCACGCGGTTCCCTCCCACGAAGAGACGATGGGGGACTTCAAGTATACGGTGGATGAAGATAAAATCACACATAGGTATCGTTTAATTGCGACCTACGAGAGATTACTGGGGGCGGATGATACGTTTGTATTGTATTCTATGAAAGCGAGCGACCTCGACGCGAGCCCGGTGACGAAGAAGAGCCGAGAAGCGAGCGACCTCGACGCGAGCCCGGTGACGAAGAAGAGCCGAGAAGCGAGCGACCTTGACGCGAGCCCGGTGACGAAGAAGAGCCGAGAAGCGAGCGACCTTGACGCGAGCCCGGTGACGAAGAAGATCCGAGAAGCGAGCCCGGGGGAGGCGAAGGGGAGCCGGAGCCGCGAATACACCGTCCATAAATCCAGTGTTTCCTATAAAAGCAACCGAGAGAAAGAACTGGCCGAGACGGATATCTATAATATCGTCCGTGACGCATTTATCAAGAACCGCGCGGTCTTTTTCGGCGGGTATGCGAATATCTTATACTCGCGGTATATGCCAAAACACCAACGCCGTATCGTCCATAAAATCCCCGATTTTGACATACTCTCTGAAGACCCCCGCGAACTATGCGAAACCGTCGTGCGCGAACTCACCGCGCATAAGTATACCGACGTTAAATATACGAAGCACGCAGGCATCGGCGAGGTCATTTCCGAGCATTACGATATTCGCATCGGTGATGAGGTCATCGCATTCTTGTATAAGCCTCTAGCGTGTCATAGTTATAATACAATACGGATAAACGGTGACGGCGGCGCGGGTGCGGGCGCGGGTGCGGGCGAGTCTATTCGTATTGCGACAATTGATACAATGTTGAGTTTCTATTTGGCGTTCATTTACGCCGACCGTGTATACTACGACGTGAGTCGTATTCTGTGTATGTCCCAGTTCCTTTTTGACGTCCAGCAACATAACCGTCTCAAGCAGACCGGTTTATTACGACGTTTCAGTATCAATTGCTACGGAAAACAACCGACGTTGGAGTCGATGCGATTTGAGAAGACGGAGAAATACGAGGAGTTGAAGGGGAAGCGTGATTCGCGTGAATTTGAGGAGTGGTTCTTGCGGTATATTCCGTATGAGAACGCGGGGGCGGGAGTGAAAGGGGCGAAAGGGGCGAAGAAGACGCGGAAAAAGGCGCGGAGGGACTGAATTATTTTCTAATACGGCCTCTTCTACTTTTCTTGTGTCGTCGTCCCTTTTTATAATTTCTGGTTTTCTTTGAGGTTCGTATGGATTTCATAGTAAGAGATTTACCGCCGCGTGTTCCTGCAGCCGACTTTGTATATAATTTGTTAAATTTTTCTGTAAATGCGGCTAATCGTTTTTTTATTTCGTCCCTGTACGATTCTTTTGTAACGTCTGGTTCTTCTGATAGATTAAATATTTCATCATTGCATTCTTTTATTTTCTCTATACACTCGGGGACCCATCTAACTATATCCGTTCTTGCTGTATTTTCTTCGTTCACATTTTCAATAAAATAAAATGACCACTCGATAGAGCCTTTATAAAACTCAATTTTACTACTATCTAGTCTTGTTCTGAATGCTCTATCTTCATTAAATATTGCTATATTTCGACAAGCGGTATAATCGTTGAACGTTTTACAAGCGACTTCCAAATATTTTAAACCTTCATTGTAATCTGGGTCAACAATATGGTGGTCAATTTCTCTTGTGCCATGTGTTTTCTTCGCAACTAAACCAGAACATAAAAGAGTACCTAGATTATTATGAATATTTCCAAACAAGTGTAGTATATGTGCTTGGTCTCTTGTGTCAGTTTTACTAGTTTCACTTATCTCACGAATAACTTGTATATAAATGTCTTTGATTTGACCGAATAAACGAATTGCAATTTCAGAATATTTTCTATTTATATCATAACCTTGTTCTGTACGTGGATTTTTTTCAATAACATAGGTATGTACGATAAACTCCATAAATCCTTTCGTTAATAAACCAATTGAAATTAATGCCTTTTTATTACCAAGTCTATATGCTTGAAGATATATACTTCTAACAGCCTTGTATTTTTGAAGGTTTTCTTCATATGTATTTTCTGTTTCGTATTTCAATTGTTTTTCTTGTCTCCAACCTTCTTTCATAAGTTTTTCTGGTTCAGGCAAAGAACCGGAAATATGCCCTATAATACTTTTAAGCAAGCTGCTCATTATATACTACATTACAAATACAATATTATTTCACCTCAACCCTTCACCCAACTTATTGAATACTTTCATAATAACAAAGAACGTGCCTGCGAACATTGCGCTCGTGGCGGTGAGACCCACGATTTTGAAATTCCCGTCTTCGCCGAATAATGACGGCAGGAAGTGGAGGAGTTGTGCGCGGAAGACGGGCATCTGGAAGATGAAATACAGGACACCGATGAGAATCGGCATTTGGAGGTCGTAATAAATTGCCTCGATGGTGTCGAGTTGATTCGATTGGCGCGCATTGGCACGGACGATGCTTTCCATTGAAGTGTGCTCTTTGATATAGTCGTGGCCGCCGTCGGCGAAATGGACCGACTTCTCCGGGACATAATTGGGGCGCGACTGGTCGTCGTGTGTATATGAATTGGGGTTCATCGGAATATCTCTCGTAGGTATCATTGTCATCCCGTTGGCGCTGGCGCGTTGGACGCCTTGGAGGACTTCATTCATAACATTCCCTGGGATGTTGGTCGGTCCGTGGGAGGTCATCGGGTCGCCGCCTACATTGGGGGAGTAGATGAGTGGCGCACCGCCACCGCCACCGCCGCCGCCGATATTGCCGCCCCCGTAGGGGGTGTGTCCCGAACCCGGCGTTTGGCTACTTAAAGGGAGATCGTCAATACTAGTTGTGTCGCTCATAGGAATGAATGGATGTTACTAAATATATGTATACCAATATTGGTTGAGATACATATTGGACGCACGACGCGAGCGAAGCGAGCCCCCCCGCGGAGGGAGCGAGTGGAGTCGCAGACGCAACGAGAACCCGACGCGGATCTAATTCAAACTCACATCCTTCTTCCCCGCCTCACATTTCACAGACTTTGTCTTATATTCATAACACTTATCATCCAACTTATACGTATCCTTCTCTAAATCTTTGAGAGGTGGTGCGCGAAAGGCGATACACGACCGGTCTTTACACACCTTGCGAAACAGCGATGCGATACCTAGACCAAGCACGATAGACATAATAATGCGGCCTGTTTCCGTGTGGAGCAGACGCTGAAAACCCATTGTATTCTAATATATAAGGGATATAAATTAGAATTAGGCTCGGCTCCATTCGGCTCCGCTACGCTCGGTTCCACCGGGTATAACCCGGTTCCATTACTGAACCGGTATCTTCTTCACCGCCCCCTTCGCCTTCGCACAATTCACCTCCTTCGCATCAAATGAAAAACAGTTGTCTGCGTGGTCTTTAAATTGGAAATTGCGGATATTGTCCGGGGTAGGGTAGACATAAATAACCTTAGGTTTCGGGACAGAGATATATACATAAAATAAGCCGATGGAGAGGCTTACGATGAAAATAGGAAGGGAAATGTGGTTAAATATATTTAACATTCTTCTGGAGGGTATCGTAATATACTATATTATACTACGATAATAACGCACTTCACGGACGCACCCCTACCGGCTTCGGCGCGGCCACCGCCCCTATCTGACCCACCGGCTTCGTCACTATCCTGTTATCCGCAATCCACTTCGGCATAATTACCGGCATATACAATTCGTTGTATCCATATCGCTTCTGCGAGAGATTGAATTCCCCGTCATTATACATCTGGACGAGCGCGCCATTGGCATTCTCCGTCGTCTCCATCTGTGAATAAACATACTTGGTCTCTCGCAACTTCAAATACGCCGGCTCAATATCCTGCTGGCAAAGCACGAGAATATCATCAATGATGCTTCGGTTCTTCCATTCGGAGTCGCGGAACTCGACCATATATTCCTTAATAAGCGCGACCTTCTCGGAAATCACGCGCGTCAATGTTTCCGTGTCGGTGCGTGCGTCATCATTGTCGGTTACGCTTAAATAATAGCTGCGAAACTCCGCATACATTTTCTGCTGTTCTTGTAACTTGTGCTGGATGGCGTCAAAACGCTCAAGGAGCTCGTCCTCATTAATGAACCTGAATAAGAGGTCCAATTTCATTCGGATGATTTCGTCCTTGGTCGCGCGGACCTCTTCGAGCGATTCGGTCATCAACGTTTCTAAACTAATGTATTTGCCGCGGCTGACTTCGATATGAAACCCGCAAGGTTGAGAGATATTTCCGCATATGGCCTTTAACTTGCCGTCGGTCTCGGTGAATAAAGACCCGCCTTCCTGTTTACACACGATACACGCGGGTTTGATGAGTGCGAGGCGCTTGGCTTTCTGCTGGGCGGAGAGGGACTTCCAGTTGATGATGGGGTCGTTCATCAGACGCTGACGGCGCTTTTCAAGTGCGGTGTTATACTTTTCCTTGAAAGAGTAGTACCCGTGGGTGGCGTCGTTGATTTTCGTGCGATCTTCTTCGGGGATGAGCTGGTAGGGGTAGACCAACCCGCGGAATTCGTTGGGGTCGGCCGCGCGCTGAAGGTGCTTTTTAAGGGCGTCTTCTTGCTTGCGCGTCATTTCCAGGAGAACACGGGTGGCCTTTTTGAGGTTGTCGCGGGTGTCTTGGGTGCGCTTCTGGTCGGCGATACGAGACGCAGCTGCGCCGCCGCCGCCGCCGTATTGCGCGGACGAGGACCCGCCGCGTTCTTGAATAGCTGCGTGTAAATCCTGGTATACGGACATACGTATGTATTGTTATATATAAATTATTATTATAACAATTATGTTATTATATTATTATACATTCACAATATGGGCGCAGTTAATTCGGTTGATTTCAATTTGTTTTTTATACTCAACCCACGTTAATCGGTGTATTATAGTACCCGGATTTATAACCAATAATCGCTTCGTCACATCGTCATGGTGTTTCCATAACGCATATATAAATTCCATTCTATTATGTAATTTCGCATTGTTTTTGACTTCTGTATCATACCACAACAAAGAATGGCGCGCGCACTCCCTACACGGTAATGATTTAATTATCGTTGATATTGTCGTACACAATATTTGAAACTCTTCATTTGTTACTTTGGGGGTTTGTATAGATTCAACTAAATTATGTAATACGTACCATAATTTATTTCCGTTTTTTTTGATATTATTGGAACACGCGTTATTTCTGTGTATAAAACACGAGACACAAAAATCGAGTGGTTGCTTTTTATGATTCGTATGAATCGGCACGATTGATGGCAACGACGCATCCGGTTGTAAATTATATGTAATTAATCGTCTTTTGGTATAAGGCCCCGCGGACCCCGGTAAATAACTAAACATAGTAATGGATGTAGACCCGCGATGAAGCACCTATATGTAATTATAATACTTGGATAAATGTTTTTAATACCGATCATCCGGCCCCCTCCACGCCGGAAGGTTGGTCAGCATTCCTAATCCGTTCCCCGCGGGGTGTGTTCGCGCGTCCATCGGAATGCCCTTACTTTGCGCGTAATGTGTGGCGTTTACCATTTTGAGTTTCGAGAGAATATATTCCTGCTGCTGACGCTTCTTCGCATCTACTTCTTCTGGTGTAGGCTTCCCCTTATACCGCAGATATAAAAATATGCCTAAACACATGAAGAATGCGATACCTACCGTAGCGTTAAATGTTTGTGTGTATGAAAAATCTTTGACTCGGCGACACTGGTCGAGAGATTTGCTTAAGAAATATCGGACACCTGGCTCGGTGAGTGTAGGGGCTGGCGCATTATCGTTCATCGCTGCTTCTTCGCTACGTTAATATACCTTGAAAAAATAAGGGGAGAATGGGAACGCGAGAGAATTGCTAGTATAATAATCCGTGTATTATGTAATTACTATGGCCGAATTAAGTTCATCGGTTGCGATATTCTTCTTCTTGGCCGTATTCGGCGCCTATTCTTATTACAAATACACGAAAAATGGCGTATTAAGCGGGGGGATAACGTTCCTCTTCTTCCTCGTGCTCCTCATCGGCGAATACTTCATCAATCTCGCAATGTCGAAGGATATTTGCGGATTCGACCAGGAAAAGACGGCGCTCTTGGCGACAGTAATGCCGTGGTTCCTTGTTTTAGGCGCACTCAAGTCAGCGCTCGTCGTGTTTCCCGGCTGGTTGACACCTTTCAGTAACACATTCGGGTATATGTTTGTATCTGCTGTGACCGACTTAAAGGATGTATTCAATACGATTTTGACACCGCAGTTTGATTTAGCGCCAGCGGCGCAGAAGGGCGAGGCTGCGGCGCAGAAGGGGGGCGGTGACGACGGCGGCGCTAGTGACAGCGCAGATATACCTAAAGATGACGTAAAAAACAAACGCGATATCGGTAGGGCTTTAGAACAAATCTATACCGACCAGTCTATCATCCTTAACGAACTCGGGCTTGATAATCTAGACCGTTTCTGGGACAGTTTCAAAGAATCGCGGCTTATCAGGCCGTCTGCTAAAGTGGAGGACTTGGAGAAAATCCGGAAATTCTTGATGATGAAGACGATTGTGGGCGAATTCGTGTGGTTGGTGCTGTGCGGGTTGCTTGTTGTTAGTATCAGTTATAATTACTTACTGAATATGGGTTGTTCTTTTACGCCAGAACAGCAGAAGATACGCGCGCAGGTGCTGAAAGAGACGCAGGATGCGACGAAGAAGAAGGAGGCGGAGGAGAAGGGGAAGGTCCTCACGGTGACAGGTTGAACGTCGTTACAGCACGGCTCCACTTCGTTTCACCATGCTTCCGCTCCGTTCCTAGACTCGCGTCGCTTTGCTCCTTTCATTCAGCTCATTCGTTTCACCTCCATTTCATTCCGGTTCAACTCATTCGCTTCATTCCACTCGCTCCGCTTCCGCTCGTATCTCTCGCGATATCGGATGGGAATTATGAAAAATGTGTCAAAATATAGGCGACGATGACCGAGCGGAGTGGCGAGTGGCGCCGAAGGCGGAACGAGTGAACGACGCGAGAGATGACCGAGCGGAGTGGCGAGTGGCGCCGTAGGCGGAACGACACTAACGACGCGAGACTATAACATAATGCGCACCGCCGGCCGTGACACATAGAACACAAGCAGATACGACAGTATTCCTAGCACGATCGCGACGAGCCAAATCGGCAGAACTGTTTTGCTAGAATAACCCACACCAAACTCCCGCAGACTGCCGTCCTCGTTATAAAGAAACGACGGGGTCGCATACTGGACCAGCATAAATACGATGATATATAGCACAATGGCCGACCCTGCTAAATTATTACGGAGGTATGTTTTTATTGCGTTCATACTGTATCGTATTGTAATAGCCTAGTTACTAGTATATTACAATATTTCATTTATTCGTGTTTATTCCGTTATCTACTCGTCGTCGTCGTTGTCGTCGACCTTCTTTGACTTCTTTTTTGTCGATTTCTTTTTCTTCTTTTTCGGTTTCTCGTCTTCGTCGTCTTCGCCGTCGCCTTCGCCGCCTTCGTCTTCGTCCTTGTCGTCGCCTCCGCCACTGCCCATAGCCTTATCTAAACTTTTCCAAATCAATACACTTTGTTTCAAGGCGCAAATGAAAGCATCCAAAAAGGCCTTCGCCTTTTTATCAAGTTCTTTCGTTTCATCTAATTTTTTAATATCCTCCAACGTTTTCGCAAAACGATTACCTCCATTTATTATTTTTTTAACTTCTTTATTTTTTACCAGTTCTGATAGTTTCCCGTCAATAAATTTTTGTTGTTGTTCTTCAGAAGGTGTAAATATATAGGGGTCAAATAATCTAAATGAATGGTCTAAAAGTTCTGATAAATTATTGGTCTTATCTTCTTGCCATTTTCTTAGTATATCCTTGGCCGAACCCATCTCGATTATTGCTCTAAATTCTTCTCCGGATTTTCCAATATCAAATCCACGCCCCACATCCACATATTTTTCTACGACTTTTTTAAAGTTTTTTAATATTTTATCTAAACTGCCTTTAATGTTATTCTTGTCAATCTTCGGCGCAGTGAATCCCATCTTCGCGCACCCTTTGCCGCCGCCGCCGCCGCCGAAGCCAAACCCTTCCTCGCCGATTGTCGCGCTTCTGAAAATCAAGGTCGCCCCCGCAACAACCGCAAACGCCGCGAATATGGCAAGGTCGCCTCGTTTGTAATACAAGTATAATAGAATTGCCGAGAGAATAATATAAATAACGACCTTTTGATTCATTGTTGTCGTTGCGGTCTTTATATTATTCAAATATTACAATCCTGTCCGGTCCATCCACCCACCTTTGGTGGCATCAATCATCGCCTTCGTCATCGTGTTGGTGAATATACGCGGTATCATCCTCCCCCGCATCATCATCCTCCGGAATACCCGACGACATATCCAGTTCGTGTGCTTCGATTTCGGCGGCGCTGCGGTCGGCCTCCAGCGCATCCATTACATAAATCTCTCGGTTCATATCCGTGACATAGTCCCGGCGGCCAAGCTGCTGCTCCTTCTGCGCTATCTTCTCCATCTCATCGCGTTCTTCATCATAATAATCCTGGTCATAGATGACGACACCTGTCTGCGAGGTTCCGCGGCTCCATATTCCCATCTTGTGCGTCTTCATCATATTCTCCAGCTGACGTTCGCCGACCGACATTTCGCCGATTCGCGCGACGACACCGTCCTTCTCCTTGTCTTTCACGCGGGTGAGTTTCTCCTTAATATTGGCGAGATTGAAGTTAATCGCCGCTTTGTCTTTATCAATCATACGAAGGTAGGCGATGAGGAGTTCGGAGACGCGCTGACCTAGTGCCTTCTTGTCGCCTAGGAGAGTATCCATCTCAGAGAGGAGTTGACCTTTGCTGGCGGAGGCTGCGTCGGCGGAATAGAGGCGCGAATGGGGGGCAAGTTCATCGCGTTCTTCGTCTTCGTCTTCGCGGAGCGTGGCGGTGCGGGTGATGGCGGCGGCAGCGGATCCGGCGGAGGCGGAGGCGACGGAGGCGGAGGCGCCTTTCTTCGCGCCTTTGCGCGCCACCCGCGTGGGCTCCGTCTCATAAATGCTCACAGGCGCTTCCGCCACGAGTGTAACAAACGTCGTAAGGAACGAGAGAAAATAGAAGAGATATAAATTACGCACGATATTCCGGTCAAATAACGGATACATTGTGAAGATATTCTTGCGCGTAGAATGCGACACACGCTCGCCCAATTCTTTCACGATGTCAACTTCGCGCGGTTCATCGCGGGCGGGTAGACGGGCTACACCCTGGCTCTGGATGGAGAGGGCAGCCGCAGCAGCCGCAATCTTCGCATCCTTCTCTTCATCAAAGAAAATCTCTGCCATAAATGGCGTATTGTCTATCATAATTTTAAGGTCAGCGACCTGTTCTCCAGCATAGCGCAGAACTTCTTGAACGATCCGGTCGTTATAAAACGTTTTGAGAGACGTATAATGCGACGAAATAATGCCTTTGACGTCCTTCATATGCGTCTGCGAGAAGCCCCAATGCTTCGGGATATTCGTGTCATCGAAGTCCACGCCGTTTTTAATAATGTTGGGGATGACATCTATAAGGCGCGTCAGTGTGTTTCGCATAAATTGGACGCTCTTTGCGGCGGTTTCGTCCGTGGCCGACATCAGCACGGTGCTGCTCTTGTTGATTTCAAATTCCAGGATTGTATCTATGACCCTCTCAATCTCTCGAAACTTCCCCTTGGTCTGTTTGCCGTTCTGCTGAATGAAGCCGACGACATTGGCGCGCATCTCTCGGTTCTTCGTTTGGAGATAGTTCTTCAGGTCGCGCATTTCCTCCGTGTCTTCTTGGACCATTGCGGGGGAGGCGGATTGGAGAATGGCGAGGAGGAGTTGTCGCAGTTCGCGTGGGACGATGACGGTATCGCGGCGTCGTGTTCCTTCTTCATCGCCCGCCTCCAGTTCGTCGGCGGCTGCCTTGCGCTCCAACGAGAGAATCGCATCTTGAAACCGCTGGAATTGCGTGTTTTCTTGAGGGCGAATGGCGGTCTTATATCCTGCGTCTCGCATTTTGTATTGATTCACGGCTTTCAATAACCGTTCTAGACTGCTGGCGTCAAATATACTAGAATCCCGTTTCAGTTTGCGGATTTTATCGTCAATAATGTCGACGGGGTTCCAGTCCTGGGGGCGTGGAGGGCAAATCTCGCGGAGGGCGGGATGTAAATACAGAGCGATGGCGGTGGCGACGGGGTTACCTGTGGCCGTGGTCGCCGCTGCCGCCGCCGTATACTGCTGATTCATCCGGCAGTAATGAATGAACGCACGGTATATCGTCTGTTCGTCGAAATCGGCGGGAATATTCGGATACTGAAACCGCGTATTTCGATTATCCATAATGGTGGTCGGCCGCGTCATCACCGCCATATCTCTCGCCGTTTTCGCCAGAAACCCAATAATCCGGTTATGATGATGAATATTTTGCTCACGTTCCATAAAATAGTCGATGGTGTGCTTGCTTCGTCGGTCAATGGGGTCATTACAGCACGCATTTTCCAGGAAGGGCTCATTCGCCATATTCAGCAGGAGGGGGCTGCTGTTTTTGACGACGTGGTGTATCATTTGTTGAATCGAGAGACTGAAATACTGGCACTTGCTTTCAATGACGGCGAGTTTGTCGTGTTGACCGTGGTAGCCGCGTTTCATATCCGTGATGAGTTGATTCGTGAAATCCGCGGCGACGTTTTGGGGGGTCGGCATATTGTCGAGAGATTTCATCGGCGGCATAAAATTGGACCAGCGTAATATGGAAAGTTCTTCGGGGACGGCTTCGCCCGCCGCCGCCGCCGCGCCCTGTCGCAGATAGTCCCGCTTCGTTTGTAGTCGCTCTTTGATAAGGGGTTTGGTAATAATCAGGGTGTCAATCAGTGTTTTTAATTTGGCGAGAATATCGCCCTCCTTCTTAAAGGATTTCAGTGTATTCCACGGCTCAATACTCGTCTTTATTTTGTATGCGATACACGCGATATACATCATTCCGGAGACATCACCGTCGCCATCCAGAGGATATCCCGTAAACGACCTCACACAACCTGCGTGCGTCTTCCGTGTCTTTGGAACCGGAATCGCGCATTGAATTGCGACTGTGAGGTAGGCCAGTGTGAGAAGAAGCAGTGTCTGGAAAAATGTGTCCTTGTATGGGGGGAGATGCTTGCCCTTCTCTCGGAATAATCGCTCCGACTTCTCGCGGTATTTCTCTTCGGTGGGGACCGATGTCTCCAGAAGTGCCAGTGTGCTCTGAATAATAAACTCGCGTTCTTCGTGGATGTCGATTCCCATATAACCGGTCATTGTGGTAATAACATTATTGATGATACGCGCATTGGGGCTGTCGTATTTTTCCACGATACTGATGCCGTGGAGGCCGCCGCCTGCCGCTGCCGCCGCCGCCGGTCTCGCGACATTAAGCACGCCTTCGCCTAGGTCGGCCTCTATGATATCTCTCGTAACAAGCTTGAACCCTGCGTCGTCAAACCCCTCTTCCGTGACATGTTCGATTTTTTTAATAAGCGCGCCGCTATATTTATCCACCCACGCCTCTCCGTCGTCGCTAATCGTGCCGCGTTCTTTACAAATGGTGTCGATGACGACCGATAGTGCGTTACTTCCAGCACCGCCTTGAATAAACGCGATGGCTATCGTCTCGTAAAATGACGGCAACAATTTCGAGTTGGATTTGATACAGTATAACCAATGCGGGTCTTCGTCCATAATTTCATTCGCTTTCCGTGTGAAGCTGGTGATGAACTGCATGAGGTCGTATTGACGCTTTACAAAGTCGGTTTGTGCGACAATCTTGTCTTTAAGCGGCTCCATTGGCGAAATAATCGCGTCGTCGATGTCTGCGTCGTCGTTGTCGTCGGCGGCGGCGGCGGCGTGGAATCCCAGTTTGTATTTTCGGTCATTGTATTTATAGAATTCCTTATGCTGTATCTCGGTGATGCGCGCGATGTTTTTCAGGTCGTATTCGAATTTCTTATTTACGAATTCCATAAAATTCTCTCGCGTCACCTGATACTTGACATCAAACTCCGCCTTCATTTTATCCAGGAACGCCTTCTTGATTGCGTCGGTGCCATCCTTGCTTGTCACGCTGGTCATTGCGGTCTCGCGGTCGCCGCCGCCGCCGCCGCCGATTTCCCCCAGTTGCGACATCATATTCCGGGTTGATTCTACCGCTAGTGGAATACAGTCTCGGTCTACATTACAGAAATAGTTCCGGTCGCTGCTTGGAATGATGGCGGGAATACTGGTATCACGCACCCACTTGCCATTATCGCGTTTAAAATACAGGAATTGGGTTTCGGTGGTTCCGATGTCTTCCGCCGCGCCCGCGCCCGGTTCGACGTATTCATCCACTTCCACGACCGCATAATCCCCGTCATTGACAGGGCGCATCCCTGGACCTACCATAATTGCCTCGGCCTCTTTCTTTGCCGCTTCATACGTCATTTTCTTCTTCTTGATGAGTTCGTCTACCAGAAACATCGTGAAATCGGTGGGACTCATTGACTCTTGTTGGTCGCGGTAGGACTCAATAAAAGCGTAATCCGTCGTATCGTATTTCTTGTCAAAGAATATAGGGTGTTCACCGTCATTGTCTTCTTGGACGGCTTCTTCATTTGGGTAGTTCTTCGCGAGGACGAGGCCGAATCGTTTCGGGGCTGCGTCTGTGCCTGCGGCTCCGCCTCCGGCTGCGCTTGCTCCGCCTCCGGCTGCGCCTGCGCCCCCCCGCATCGCTCCCGCCTCTCGCAACTGCTGGCTTTGTTCGCCTAATACAAGATTAAAATCAAAGGGCGTGATGAGTTCGGTCGTCGTGACGGCAACCGCGTCCATATATAACTTCGCATAATCCACAGCGAGCATTCGCGAGAGAAGTTCCGATGACGAGAGAAGATTGTCATTGTATTCGGTTTGTTCGGCCATTCCCGTCGCATACGCCTGGCCTCGGGCTTGTTGGCGCTGACGTTCGTCAAATGGCGCACCGGAGGCGGAGGCGGCGCCGGCGGACCGGACTTGCGTGTCTTGAAACCCATATGCCTTAAATACATCCGCGTCCATCATTTTACCCGTCACAATCAGTTTGTATATCATCGACACACCCATATAACGCACATTGTAGTGAAACGACCGCAGACGCCCGAACTTCCGGTAGTTCGTCGCATAATTCCGCTTGTATTCTAGGACGCGCTCATATAAAAACGCGACGATTTCGTCATACTGCTTCACATTTAGGTCTTCCTGGTATACAAGAAACGGTTCAATAAACGCGAGGACGTCCTGTAATGTAAGGCGGCCGTGGATATACTGGCGCATCATTTCGAAAATGTTACGGGTTTTCGGTAGTATAACCTCCAGGAATTTCCGATACTTGTCGCGTTCGTTCATCGGGGCAGAGGCGGCGGAGGCAGAGGCGGCGGAGGCAGAGGCGGCGGGGGCGGGCTCCAGGACAAACTGCTTGATTTCATTAAGCAGCCCGTGCGCGTTCAAATCCAGGGGGGTTGTTAGGTCGGTGATATCGTGGGTCGTGAGCGACATCATTTGTCGCAACATATCCCAGTAATGAACGTTTTTGGTATTCAGGTCTGATTTATCCAGGATATTAATACTCGGGAGTGCGATGCGCGAATAATAAATAACCGGTTCAGGGAATGTCATAAACCCAGCGATATTCATTCGGTCATTGGGGGTGAGATTCGCGAACTCGGTGGTGCGTTTCAGGACGGCGGCGGACTCGGCGGAGGACGAGGCGGACGCGGCGGGCCGGACTTTCGCAAGACCCAAATTGTATTTTTGAATGACGAAACGCCTGCGCTTCACTTGGTCCCCATTGACAACGGATGAATAAAAATCGTCCAAATTGTCGATGACCGCGGTGATGTTCTCGTTCACCTGACGAGTGCTAATGACATCGTGGGTGTAGCGCGGCTCGGCGCTGGGTGTGAAATGGCGCGCCGAGAGATTTGTCATATATTGCGCGTATGTAATCGACCCATCATACCATTGACGCTGGAGTTCATTTTCCGTCTCTCGCTCTTCCTGAATCAACCGCGGGGCGATATCCATTTCAGATGCGGTTCTCTCGTCGATGGGGATATCATAGATAACTTTCCTTGATTTCACGATGGGGATAATCCAGCGAAGGGCACGGTCCATCTTCATCATTGATTCTACGAGGGGGCGATAATGCGCGCTTTTGGCGGGGGGGATGGCGGGGTTTCCGTTGGTATCAAACCGCGAGAAATGGTGCCTGAGTTCACGGAACCGGACGACCATACGCTGTATATTGGCGAGGACGCTGCGGGATTTTTCGGGGGCAGGGATGTTTGTCATTAGGGTATCCAATAGGTCGTCGCACTGCTTTTCTAAATTAAATCGGCGGTTTTCGTCGGGAATATCCACGGTCTGGACGAGGACCTCTAATTCTTCGCCGACCTCGATTTGGTCTGCGTCGATGAGGATACTGCGCAATTTCTCTCGAAGCGCGGCGGGCGGTGCGGGGGCGGCGGCGGCGGCGGCGGACGCGGAGAGCACAGTATGCTCCGATTCGCCGATGGGTTGTTCGGTCGCGTCTTCTCCCGCGTTCTCTGCGGCTCTCGCCAATTGTCGCTGTCGGCGACGTTCTTCGAGAGGCGACGCCGCCGACGCCGACGCCGATTCCAGGGCATCCATTCCCATTGTCAAAAACCCGGCCTCGGTGCCCGCCTCTGTGGCCGCAAACGCCGCCGGAGGCGCACGAATCTTAATCTCTTCAATCGGTAGTTCCTCCGGAATACCCATATACGCGAAATTAATGTAAATCATTTCATCTTCTGGATACGTGCGAATTTCAATCATATCCTCTTCCAAATCCGTAATCATACCGGTAATGATGGTCGGGATATCCCCACCGAATCGGATATCCACCCACGTAGATACGACTAAATTATTTTGCCTAGCATATCCTCTCTCATCCGGGCGACTCATAAGCTCAATGGATGTGATACTTTCATTGTTGAGATTACCGGCTGCGTCCATTTTTAAAACAGTTACGTCGAGAGATTCAATGTCGATGAGCTTGATTTTGCGGGAGGAAATATAGTCGACTAAAAATACCCGGTCGTGGATTTCTTGTTGAGTAGGGGCGATAATCTTTATAAAATCGCCGAGTTTAATAGACAATGATTCGCTGCTTTCGCTGCCGCTGTATTCTGGGTCGGCATTCATTGGTTCCATTATATATACTAGTATATGTATCTACTATTTTATGTCGTTATACGTCGTTATACGTCGTTATACGTCGTTATACGTCGTTATACGTCTACTGCGCCCATCCAGTTATACCAAACCGATATAAAGGTTACAGCTGTGATAATATACTCATTGACGTAATGTTTTCTATCTCACATACTGAATTACCTACCTTCGTAGAGAAGGTCGCGGCGGCAGCGGCAGCGGCAGGTGGCGAAACTGCGGGCGTATGCGGCTTTCACGACCTTCGTGCTTGGTGCGCGGAACGCGGTTTCCTTCTTCACCTTTCTAAAACTCCATCAGGCGTGTTTTACACATTGAAATACGACCGCGCTAAACTTACCGAGGAACAATACGCGACTGTAGGACGGTTTCGCTCGGTAGTATTTGACAGCAATGGTCGCATTTGTTGCGTAGCCCCTGTGAAGATGTTGAAACTCTCTGATGATATGAATTCACTGCCTGTAAATTCGGCCGACGGCGGGCATCTTACAGCAGAAGAGATGGTGGAGGGAATTATGGTGAATCTGTTCTGGCACGCGGACAAGTGGTATATTGCGACAAAGAGTTGCGTCGGTGAAGTTTCATATGACCATATCGTAGAGGCACATGCGGAAGCCGCGATTGCGGACATCGATGACGTCGCCGTTCCCGCGGCTGGGGCTGCGGCTGCGGCGACTTTCCAAAAGTTGGGCGTTCAAGAAGTTCTGCGCCGCCGTATCTGCGAGGTGTTGAGCTTGCTTCCAGGCGGATTGGACGGTGTTCCCAAGCAATACTGCTATTCACTCGTCGTCCAGCATCCCAAGAATCAAATCGTCAATGTTATCACTGTCCCTAAATTGTATTTGGTCGCAGTGTATAGTGTGACGGCAAATGAAGCGGGCGCGAGCGCAGACGTAATCCGCATTGACCGCGATATTTTCTCTGCGAACTTTGGCGGTAGTGTTTCTCATATGCCGGTTGGGTTGACGTGTATTGCCGCCGAGGGCGAGGGCGAGGGCGAGGGCCACACTGTGGAAGATTATTGCCGAATGTATGCGTCTTTGGAAACCCGCAGTGTTTCATTGCCTGGCGTCGTCTTTGTGGATAAGGATACTGGGTTCTGCTATAAGAAACGTAATCCCAAATATGAGAGCGTGAAGAAGCGCAAGGGGGTGGAGCAGAAATTGATGGCGCAGTATCTCCAGCTGCGTAAAGACCGCGGAATTGACGAGTATTTGAAGTATCACCCACAACATTCTCGCGCGTTCCGCCAGTTTCGCGACCGTCTTCACGACTATACCCAGCGCCTTTATGACGCGTATATCGCGCATTACGTGAAGAAGGAGGTTAAGCCGTTGAAGGAATATGACCGCGAGTTGAAGACTCACATGTATAAACTTCATTATGACATCTATTTGGCGACGATGAAGGAGACGGGTGTGTTTGTTACGAAGCACACGGTGATTAATTATGTGAATCAGTTGGCTGCGGCGCAGCAGTTGGCGTGTTTGAATGTGACGCCTTCGGCGGGTGTGCCGGTGGATGCGCCGATGGATGATACCACTGAATCGCTACAAATGCCACGTTCGTTTCCATCGCGTCAAGGAAGGCCGATTATGAGGAGTCAAGGTGTTCCTGTAAATGAAAATGTTACTGGGTTTCGTAGCGCTAGACCTGCGCGAGGAGGTAGAATGGTGCCATCTTTAACCGTCCAGATTCCGTCGTCTAGCGCGAGTGACGGCGGTGGCGGTGGCGGTGGCGGTGCCGGTGGCGATGTATTTGCGAGTCAACAGGTAAAAGGCGCAAAGACAACGGGAAGCGTGAAAGTCCATAACCAGTTTGCGGGGCTGGGGGAGGAATGAATGAATGAATGAATGAATGAATGAATGAATGAATGAATGAATGAATGAATGAATGAATGAATGAATGAATGAATGAATGAATAAATTGATTGATAATAATTGTGATTACTATTATCAAACGAACGAACGACGAACGATGACGACACCTACGACACCGACGTCTACCCCCTTCCCAGAAGATACATCCGAGTATTATGGGTGGTATTCCCAGGCATTACAGCAAATGCGGGTATCATACCCGAGCAGACATAAATTCAATGGAAAAATAATGGTAAGTCCGCCGTATATGTATTGGACACTACACGGAGGTGACGCGGAAACGAAGGTGCTTGTGACGGAAATCACACACACGAGTATCCCTACACCGCGACAGGTGGCAAATGGAGATATATTTGTGGGGCGTGTGGATAAATATTGGGGGAGGTCGTATACGAGGCTAGCCTAGGCGAAACGGTGGGGGCTTTGAAGGACTTAAAGAACTTAAAGGAAGTCTGGATGTTTTTGATGATACACGCGGCGGGGATGCGAATTTAGCGGGAGACGTGAGTGGTGTGGTATTTTCGGCATTCGGAAATAATCTAGTTCCTTGGACATATAAATCATCGGGGTCTATTGATTGTGGTGCTTTTTCATCCGGGTTTAATTTTGGCGGCGATGTTGAATCACCCATATAATTTCCGGGCCGTTTCGCTGGGGTATTAAAGTGTGGTTTTGTTAATGATTGTGGCGTATTTGCAAATGGCGACGACGACGACGACGCGTGTGTCGCGTATGACGTTCCTTGTAAAACGAGTGGTGATGTAAGCGAATTTGCGGGTGATGGAAATGTGCCGGTAACGATACTTGGTCTCTTCGACGCGGCATCCTTTGCCAGTTTTTGTTTTCGCCTTATCTCCGCATTTTTGAGGCTTAATAATAATTTATTATACAATCCTAATGTTTTCTCGGCTTTTTTCGGAGTATTGGTCCACTCTTTCATCAATTCGGTTATACTCGCTTTTAGTGGTTCATCTGCGGGAATGTCGCTCACGGTTTCGAAATAACGTTCGCCTTCTCGCACGAGTGCGTTTTGTTCGGGGGTTGGATTTTTGCCGATATGGTCCTTGTATGCGGTGAATAGGGGTAGAACTTGATTATAAATGATTGTTCCCATTGTTGAACGCGCTCCGCGTAACATCCCACCGCGTTTCGTTTTCGTTCTCTTGACATTGCGACGAAGACGACGAGTCCCCTTCCGGAGTGTTTTCGATTTCATTCTGTAGTAACTAATATTTCGGTATATTATTTATTACAATTATTCATTTATTCATTTATTCATTTATTCAATGAGTCTGTCCTAAAACCGGATAGTTCCGCCGACCATTCCGCCTACACTGGGGCGACCGGACCATCCGCCACCGATTTGGCCTTCAGCCCAAACGCTTCTGTTTGGACCGCCGATAGTCACGCGACCACTGCCGCTGTAGCCTTGGTTGTTGGCGTTGAAAGAGCCGGAGAATCCGGCGGGGGAAGTGCGAGGGTTAGGATTGGTGAATTGGAGGGATTGCATGGGAGCGGAGCGGAGTGGAGTAAACGAACGAAGTGAGTTTCAAAGAGCTTTTATGATACTAAAGGAGAAAATAGTTTTATGTTGATTTGTGTGTTATTACTAATGTTATTACTTGCGAGAGGTGCGACGATGACGATGATGATGACGTTTGGACTTACATACTCTTGTTTTTATTTTTCGTCTAGTAGCATAGTTATTTGTTCTTCGTTTTCCACCAGATGGTGATGGCGAAAGCGTCGGTATTATTTGTTCAATTATTTTATTAATTTCGGCGATTGATTTGCCTTCAAATCCAATAACTTTGGTTTCGTTATTCTCTACCTTATTAGGGTCTACGACATAAACTGTAGTTTGTGACAAAAATCCTTCAATATCATCTGGAGTTGTTAGTGCTGTTGGGTTCGAGGCGTCTTCTTTATTTAGTGAATACGATAAAACAACATTCGGTTTCACAACTCTATCGAGAACCATAATTTTTTTTACATAACGGTCATTTAACCTCACAATTGAACCCACACTATCATCTCTTATTATTTTATCGGAATTAACAACATTAATTATAAATACAATCTTCGTCGGACTTATTCTTTTACAAAGAATCTGTTTATTAACATCGCTCGATTTGCTATGTTTTCTCGCAGCGGCACCAGGCTTAATTGAACTAGTTTCGGCTAAAAGACCCGCTACAATCCATTTGGAGTCATCACTCCCAAATTCAGCGAGAGAATGTAAAAAAGTAATAAAGTTATAATAATCCCTCGCGTACGCTTTGAGAGTTTTGGTTCTTTTTAAGGTTTGTGGAATAGTGTCGCCGGTATATGTCGGCATGCCTTTAAAATAATCGGTAGCGGTAGCGTCACCGCGGGTATGTGACGCAAGAGAAATCCCCTCTGGCGTGACCTCGTTACCCCTTAACCAATTCATATTCTCGCTATACAGAACATACGTATTAAAATAATTTCGCCATCGCCTCCACCACCACCCCCTCACCACAATCTCGCCTCTGCGTGCTGAAACGGCCTCGACGCCTTCTCCACCACCAACGGTTCCGGCATAAACATTGCCATCCTGTCGAAGAATTTCACCTCTGGCAATTGCTTTAATTGGGGAACGACGGGTGCTTGCGGGTCGACGAGGTTGGTAGAGTTGATACCGAAGAGGGCGGATTCAATATCCACCGAATTCCGGGCGAAATGCTCGCGGGACATCTTGGTGGGGAGGATGCCTACACTTTCGTAGGCGAGGGCGGGGGCGAATGCCTTGCCGGCGTAGCTGTTTTCAAACGCGACATAATTGCGCGCGAGGTTCTGGACGTTTTGCTCGATTTTGAAATCGGGGCGGGTATTCTTGTTTCGGGTGGAGGCCATTGTGTGGGTTGTTTATGTATAATATAACAATATTGTAATAGTATTATATTATTTATAATCGTGTCAATACTTTCGTTTTGTAAAACGTTTTTGATTCTTTCTCATCTTTTTACTGATTTTCCTTTTATTTGTTCTTGATTTCTTGCCTCCAGTTAATTTTGGTTTATAAAAAGGATTTCTTCCATTTTCTGCTTGGGATGCTAAATTACCAAAACTATTTGTTGTGTCACTAGCATAAATTGGCCTGGAGGGGCCATTTATGTTCAACCTTTTCATTTGTGCATCTAACTGTGGCAGATTATGGTCTAAACCGCGATCGCCGACTCCTGACATTTACTATGAAATACTACTATATTATTTATCTATCCATTTCTCCTAAACTAAAACAATGTCCGCAAACTTTCCTTGATTTCGTCCCGGATGGCGTGCGGGATTTCTTCCCCGTGCTTCGCGTGACGAAGGCATTTGTGGAATAAGTCAAACAAATGAAACGAAAACATCATACAGAAAATCATCTCACTGTTATCGGGTTCGGGGCAACTGTGACAGATGTCATCATTTTGGTGGTGGCTGCTAGGAGAGGGGGAATCGGGCGGGGTGGTCGCGGTGGTGGTGGCGGCGCCAGGGGCGTTATACAGCGGATGCGATTCTAGAATCTCTCGGATTCCGGGGACGCGATTGTATCTCTCGTAGAGGTCATTTATAATCGCAGACACAATCTCCGGATGATATTCACGGTCTGTGATACCGAAGGCTTGAAGAAATTGGATTCGGAATAGCGTATCCTGGTCGTCGCAATCGTCAATCATTTTATAGGTGGGGACGATGTCGTATTGATATCCCGAGAGATCGACCTCTGGCACTTCATACGGTTCAACAATACCCGCAGTTTCTGTATTATCGGGGGCGATATTCATTTTGTAGTCTATAAAGTATTATATGGAATAAGACTTTATATGTTTATATGATTTCTGATACACTCAGCTCGGGAATCACTCGCCAAAATCTCCCCCAGAATCGGCGACGATGACCGAGCCGAGAAGCGAGTGGCGTCCCGCAGAGCGGGACGGAACGAGCGGTGAGGCGAGACTGACCGAACCGAGACGAGGGATGAGCGATGCGTCAAGAAAGAATGCGGAGCGAAGCGGTAGCATTCTGGAGTGGCGTGTCGCGACACAGGCGACGCGACGCTCCGCGTCGTCGGAGCAGTTATTTGAACAAGTACTCCTGGTCTCTCACCAACTCTCTCGACGGCACGCCACCACGAATCCATCCATTGACTGCCGCGCCTTCCACATAATTCGCCGGGTTGTTGATAGTCGTCTTGAACTCCTCTTGAAGAGGGTAGTCGCCGTGTGCGGCGTTCAGTTGCTCCGACAATTGCGTGATGCTCTTCTTGTTCGTATTCATATCGCCTTGAAGCATCTTGGACTCAAAATCGACGTTTACGGCGCCGCGTCCTAAATAAGGGACGGTCTTAAAAGGGCGTTCCAGGAGACTCAATTTACACTTGGCGTGCGTATTCAGACTTCCGATAGAAAGCTCGGAGTTGGTGTCGATATTACAGCCGCCAAATCCGGTCTGGTGGCCTCCCTTATAGAAGACGTTGGGCTGGCTCGTCGCGAACTGGATAGGGCGCTCCATCTGGCAGTCGGTGGAGAAGAAGTTGTTGAGTGCGTAATTGGCGGCATTCATATTCTGGACGTTGCGCTGCGAGAGATCGCCGGTGTCGCACCCAATGCGTGACATATTGTCAAAGGTATAGCTATTCACATAGGCCATTGTTCGTTCGTTCGTTCGTTCGTGTTCCTTGTAATGTATGGATATAAATAAATAGATAGATAAATAAATAAATTATGTAGTGGCGTCTAAATAGATATAAACGACAATACACGACAATATTACGCCGGTTATAGACAAGTGTCGTGGTTAAAAGACGGCCGAAGTGTAACGGAGGCCTTCGGTTAATACACGACGACCGACGTGTAACGGAGGCCTTCGGT